GCCGACTCCTTAAGGCGTCCCTTGCATCGGCCCGCCGAACGCAAGCAAAGAGAAATCCATCGTCAGATAGGTTTGTGCCGGCTTCCATCGATCGAGCAGACATTGCAGCTCTTGCGGCACAGAGAATTCGAGATGGTGATCGACGCCAGCTTGCCCGCTGCCGGCGCGAAACCAGGTCAGCCCGACTTGCCCGACTTCGATCGAGCAATAGAACCGGAGCTCAGGCGGCCCGATGTACCAGCGAAACTGCCCGGTATTGTCGAACATGTTGCGCGTGTCGCCGCACTGACTGACACCCGCCATGAACGGCGCGAATTCCTTGATCTGGATGGTGTAGCCGAGCCACTCCATCACGCCTTCGAAATACGCGCGCGACTGCCCGCCGAGATAAGTCATGATCAGCACCAGCATGCGCTGGCGCTCGGCGATCGTTGTTGCGCTCGGTAAGCATGGATCGGGAAGTCCCCATGCCCGTTCCCAGTCGGGAAGGAGCTCTATCGTCTGGCGCGGATCGCTCTCGCGCGCGAGCAGATCGGCCGCACGGCCATCGACGAAGCCCCAATAATTCGCGAGACCGTTGACGGTCTGCACGAGAATGCTGTCCGACCAGCGAGGCCATGCCAGGCCTCGAGGCAGAAGCGCCAGCAATGCTTGCGCATAGTCAGCACCCGAGCGTCGAATGTGACGATCAGGGATTAGGGGTGGCAGCGGCATAGTAGATGTCGCGGAGAACGGCCATGTGGCCGCCGCTTGGCATCACATCATCGATGTTGTTAGTGAGATCGAAGGAATTGACGCCGGGCGTGGACATGGTCGCGTAGGATTTCCACACCGCGTAGATCGTCTGGCCGGGCTTGGCCTTTTCGTAGAGCATGTCCTGCAGCGCGACGTCGATCGCGGCGCGGACATCCGGCGTATCGGGATTGAGGTTGGCGATATAGACGTCGATGAACTGCTTGATCGGCGCGAGCGCCCAGAAGTCCTTGACCGCGACCGGGCGCACGGAGTCGAGATACTGCGTCACCGGCACCAGATCGCTCTCGTAGGGAAAGCCGTCGTTGTCCGCGCGGAGATCGTCCATCATCACGCGCACAGTCACGGTGCCGATACCCATCTCGAGCGGCGAGCACCAGGCGCGCGTGACGCCGGGAACGGCGAGCGCCCAATGCTCGTAGTCGTAGGCAGCACCGCCCTGTGGTGGCTGGCGAATGCGCTTAAGCACGCGCATGCGCAGCTCGTCGTCAGTCTCGACGTCGGTGCCGCCGGTCATCGTCACGATGATCGCGCCGCTGTCGATGCCCTGCGGCGGGTTGTTGACGTTCAAGCCGGTGCCAGGCTCGAGATTGCCAGCCGCGCCAGCGTTGATCGCACGCAAGTCGCCGACGCCGTTGCCGCTCTCGTCGATGATGATGTTGGACAGCGTCTCATAGGTTTGGTTGTCGCCGCCCGTAAGTTGCGAGAACATCGGCAAGGTCGAGAGCGATGTCCCGGTGAACGTCCCGCTGCCATGCGCGAGCGTTGCAGCCTTCCGCCCCGTGGTGCCATCGGCGTTGACCAGCCAGATTTGACCGTGGCGATCGAGCCATTCGGTCTCAGCCGTGTCCGGTAGAAGTTGCAGCGCGAGCCAATCGATGTAGCGCAACGTATGGTGCGCCAGCCCGGCCATCGCGTCGGCCATGACGCGGAGCACGTTGTTGCCGATGAACGCTGCACCATAGAGCGCCGCGGTGATGTCATCGCGCACCAGCTCGCGAACCTGGCGCAACGTCGGAGTTTGCCAAGGCATTTATATTCCGGTGACGTCAGCCCAGAGATATTGAAAGCGCAGCTCGATCGCCGTCTTCGGGCCGCGATAGATCGTGACGTGAACATCGATCTGCGACGCGATGCGGTTATCGATGATTGGCTGCAGTGCTTCCCGCGTGTAGGTCTGCGCGCGAATGACGGTCCCGCCCTCCCAGGAGAATTGATCGGAAATCTTTGCGCGTAGCAGCAGCCAGTTCTTGCAGCCGATCGGCCAGCCGCCCCAAATTTCGTCGGCCTCGAGATCGCCCCACCAGCCGCGGCGATCGGTGCTGTCGGGATCGGGAAGCACCTCGTTGGCATCGGCGAGGCGATCGGTGCCAAGCGCTAAGCGCACCGCGGTCGCGACCTCTTCGTCTTCGCTCAACGCCCCATTCGGCAAAAGCAGCCAGTCCATGAACGTCCCGGCGAGCGAGACGCTGTCGCGAAGATGGGTGTCGGTCGGCATTAGGTCGCCCACCCCGCCGTCGCGTCATAGGCGATCACGGCATTGATGTCGGTGAGAGCGTTGACTTCGTTGGTCTTGTTGACGCGCGCGGTGAGCAAGTTCAGCCGCCTCGTCGTGATGCCGCTCATGAGCCCGGCCATCTCGGTTGCGGCGAGATTGACAGGCGAGGCGTTGCCGATCGGCGTCCACTTAATCGGCGGCAGCGATGGATCAGGCGTCGTGGTCGCATGGCCGACGCTGACGAAAGTCGGGTAATAGACTTGCGTCAGCGAATAGGGAAACGTGTGCGGGTTGGTCTCGCCCGCCCAGGTGACGTTAGCCGGCGGGATCTGGCCGCCAAGACCGGGCATGCAAGTATTCGCCGGCGTGCCGCCGCTGCCGGTGCTCTGCAGTTTGTTGTTGAGCGTGTTGTGCGCGGGATTGCCATCGATGAGGCCGAGCACGGTGGTGTCATAGTGACTGCCGAGTCCGATGATCGCGCCGCCGAGATCGCCGAAAATGATGTTGATCGAACCAAATCCCGCATTGCCCTCGCTGAAATTGGCGTTGGCCGGGATCACGATCCACTGATTGACTTGGTTCTCGAATGCGTTACCCGGCGCGACGATCTTGGAATTGATCTCGTCCACGAGCGCGTTGATCTTGCCGACGACGGTTCCGTCGCTCGTGCCCGTCAGTGCAGACAAGAGGCTCGGGATGGTGGCGATCGACATGCCGGCGGCAGCGCTGTCGGTTGCCTCCCACATGAAATCGCCAGCGGCGACGACGTAGTGGAACGGGGCCGCCCGCTTGACCTCATAGATGTCGTTGATCAGCTCGACCTTGATCGCCTTCGCTTCGGCAAGGGTTGGCGGCACGGGCGACGCCAGCCGCGCTGTTGTCCAACCGTTGAGGAACGCTTGATAAGGCGAAGGATCGGCGAGCGGCTCGTTGAGGTTCGAATTGTATCGCCGCAAGTAGCCCTCTTCGCCGGTCCATTTCACGCTCGCGACGTCGCTTGGCAGCGCCGAGCAATCCATGTCCTCGCCGACATCATCGACGAAACCATAATTGCGATCGCGGTTGAAATTGAAGCGCAGCATCACAACGCCTTTTTGAGCAACCAAAACAGCACGGGATGATTTTTCTCGAGCGCCGTTAGTCGTGCCTCGAGCGCGTCGAGGCGTGCGACGACCGCGTCGAGCTCGCTGGTCTTTGCCCAGAACACTCTTTTTGGAGGCGTCGCGCCTTCCTCGAGGCCGCCGGCGCTGGCGTAACTGCCACCACCACCCCCGCCACCCATGTTCGGCAACGGGCCAGCGCCGAGTCTCGCATGCACATTGTCGGAAATGCCATCTTCGGTCAGCACCTTGGCGAATTTTGCCTTGCCCTGCTCGTAGCCGAGCCAAACTTTTTGATCCTCGCTGACATGCACGTAACCCATGTCGTCCTTTGCCAGCATGAGCAGCGCATTCGTGCCCTGAACGCGCGAGCGATCATCGGTGACATCGACGAATTTCTTCGCCTTGGAATTTTCCTGGTGTAAGGGTTGCTGCCCCTTTTTGTTTTGCTGCCCCTGTTGGCCTTGTTGCTGCCGTTGTTGCGGCGGCGTGACCAGCGCCATACGCGCGGTTCGCCCTTCCGGCGCGCTCATCAGTAGGCCGCTCTCGTGTAGATGGACTTGGGTATAGTCGTCTTTCTTGCGATGCAGAAAGACGTCGCCCTCGGCGGCCTTGACGTTCTTGCTGTTGACGCGATGGCGGCGATCGCCAACGACCGTGACGACGCCATGCGAGCGCGAGCCGTTCAGATAGTTGACGATGACCTCGGCGGCGTCGCCTTCGGGTTGCTGGCCTTGCTCGCCAGGGCCGCCGCCTTCACCGCCCTGACCGTTGCCGCCATTCGACCCTTGCTGACGTTGCTGTGATTGCTGCTGTTGCGACTGATCCTGCTTGCACGGGTAGCAACTGAAACCGTAGTTGAACGCCATCTCGACGCCGGTGTGCGTCTCCGACTTCATCATGTCGATATCGACTTCCGGCCAGTAATGGTCGTCGGCCGATTGGCGCAACGTGCCGCGTGAGCTGTGCGTCTGCACCCGCCGAGATGCGTCGCTGAGCGTGGTTCGCATCATGGCTTATTGTCCGCCTTGCGAGCTGTAATCGGGGCCGGTCGATCGGCTCTCTTTGCTGAGCTCGAGCGTTGAGCGCGACCCGCCGCGATCGTCTTGCGAGAACGTCACCGCATTGAGGATGAGCTCGCGATCCATGATGAGCATTGGCGATTTCACGTAGGCGCTTTGACCGGGACGCCACAGACCGCCGCTCGGTCTAAGCCACCCCTGCACGACGATCTGCACGTTAATCTGCTCATAGCCGCGCCAAGCGCTTTCGAATTCCGCCCGCGATTGTGCGTCTTGCTTGTCGCCGGGATGCTCCACAAGCGTGTTAGCCGGGGAATGCACGCCCTGCGATCCGATCTGCCCCTGAACGTCGCTCGACTGTTGGCCGGCGGGCCGCGCCGCGGTCGTGCCGTCGCTGCGCTCGTCGCTGCCGGTGTTTTGGCCCGACGAGTAATCGATCCCGGTGCCCTGAGCGATCGATATGACCTCGCGCCCCTCGAGGATGTTGACGCCCTCGATCAGCATGTCGCCGCCGCCGATCGGCGAGCCAAGCGCGCGACCGCGCAGATTGCCGTCGTCGTCGCTGCCGAGAACGACCTTGCGCATCCGTGCCAGCATGTCGAGCGTGTTCCAAACGCTCTCGCCAGGCGCGATGTTGAGGCGCTCGAATTTTTTCTGCGAAAGCGGTCCATAGG